TTAAAAAGTTTGCAAATGTAGAGGAAGCATTAAATCATTTAGCAAGTAGACCTGACGTTCAGAAGTCAATGCGTGAAATGAAAGCTAATGTAAACAACCCAGCTGCATACGATATTAATCCTAATACATATCCACATAACACTCTTATAGATAATGTTATGAACCAAGCTAGATCTAAAGCTTGGGCAAAAATTACTAGACCTGACCATCCCGGATATGCTTCTGTACAAAAGTTAATGTCTGAAAAAGATGGACATACAGCTCGTACAAGAGACAATCGAAATGAAATTTTAGACCTAGGTAATCCTAAGAGAAACTAAATGGCACATACAAAAGTAACAAAAACAGGTACTCAAAATACAGGTACTGCGAATACATTTAGCTACTCAGGGAGTTTCGATGTATTCAAAGCGTCAGAAGTAGAAGTAGAATTAGATAACATAGCTCTTACTTTTACTACTAGCACAATTAATGAATCCGCCTCACCCCGAGAATACACAGTAGATTACAATAATAAAACAATTCACATTGGTGGAGCTAATTTAACAAGTAATGATAACGTTACGATACAACCAGTTACGGACATGGGCGACCCTACACCTAGGGCAACCTATGCTCCCGGAGCTTCGGTTACATCTGACGACCTTAATAATAACCAACTCCAATTAATGCGTAAAGCTATGGAGTACAACGAGCAGAAGTTATCTTCTCGTGGTGGTACTATGACAGGTAATCTTCATTTAGGTCAAAATGTTGATTTATCTTTTGAAGGTGATAATGACAATGCACATGAAATAACATTAACAGTAGCAGATCCTACATCAGACAAAACTATTACGTTTCCTGATACTACAGGTACAGTTGTTACAACTGGTGATACTGGAACTGTTGCTAGAGCTATGATTGCAGGTGATGCAGTTAACGGAGATAAAATAGCAGACGATGCAATTAACTCTGAGCATTATGCTGCTGGCAGTATAGACCATGAGCATTTAGCTAATAACATTATTGATGGAGATAACATTCAAGATGATGTTATTAATTCAGAACACTATGTTGATGGTAGTATAGATACCGCACATATAGCAGACGATGCAATAACAACAGCTAAGATAGGTAACAACGCAGTTACAACTAACGAAATACTTAACGGTGCTATAACTTCTGCTAAAATTGATAACGGAACTATCCAAACAGTTGATATAGCTGACAGTCAAATTACTTCTGCAAAAATAGCAGACGGCACAGTTGCTAGAGGTGACATAGCAGCAGATGCTATAGATGGAACAAAAATAGCTGACGATTCTATAAATTCAGAACATTATGTTGATGCAAGTATAGATCATCAACATTTAGCTAACGATGTAATAGATGGTGATAATATTCAAGATGATGTTATAAATTCTGAACATTATGTAGCTGGTTCTATAGATCACGAACATTTAGCTAACGATATAATTGATGGTGACAACATTCAAGATGATGTTATAAACTCAGAGCATATAGCAGCAGGAGCTGTTGATTTAGAACATATGTCAGCAAACTCTGTTGGCAGCTCCAACTATATTGATGGATCTATAGATAGAGTACATTTATCAGCAGATATTATAGATGGCACTAAGTTAGCAGATGACGCTGTTGACTCAGAACATATAGCAGCTGACTCATTAGATACCGAGCACTATGCTCCTACATCTATAGACTCAGCAGCTCTTGCTTCTAACTCTGTTGCAACATCTAAATTAAATGATTCAGCAGTAAGTACGGTTAAAATAGCTGATAATGCTGTAACTATAAATAAGATAGGTTGTGAGCAAACAACTTTATCTAATAGTGATTTACATCTCCCAACTTCAGGAGCTGTTGTTGATTATGTTGCTGCACAGATTGCACCTATTGGTGGTCTAGAAGTTATAGCTACAGAGGTAGCATTTCCTAACACACAACCTAGTTCTGGTGTAGTTATATCTATATCTGATGCTCAGGGTGTTGTAGTTAATGGATCGGGTACAAGTACAACAGGTAGAACCGTAGGTGGATCTACAGTAACTATAAACAACTTCCCATCTAGTCTTAACAACGAAACACTCGCAGCTGGTGTAGGTCTTATGGTTAGTTCTACTGGCTCTAGTCAGACATACAACTACCATAAATTACTTGCAGCTGAAACAGATGTTAAACAACTTAGTGATGATATAAATGATTTCCAATCAAGATATAGAGTTGGCTCGTCGAACCCTACAAGTTCTCTTGATAGCGGTGATTTATTCTTTAATACTGGCACAGGTAAACTTCTCGTATATAATGGAACATCTAGTGCTTGGGAAGAAACTCAAACAATAGGTAACTTTTTTATAAACACAATATCTAGTTCAACAGGAACTGGTGGAGGAAGTGCAACATTTAATGGATCAGCTTATAGATTTACACTTAGCAACGCAGGCACGTTTGTACAACAACATATTGTTAGCGTCAATGGAGTCATTCAGAAACCTAACACAGGTACAAGTCAACCCAGCGAAGGATTTGCTCTCGATGGTGCTGATATTATATTTAGTTCCGCTCCTGCTAGTGGTGCTGATTTCTTCATTATCACGGTCGGATCCTCAGTAAGTATTGGTACACCGAGTGATAGTACAGTTACAGCTGCTAAACTTACAAGTGGTGCAGTTACAACAGCTAAGATAGCAGATAACGCAGTTACAGCAGCTAAACTTGCAAGTAGTGCAGTTGTTACAGCTTCGATAGTAGACGCAAATGTAACTACAGCTAAAATAGCAGATGACGCAGTTACTGCTGCAAAGCTCGCTAACACGTCTGTAACTGCTGGTAGTTATGGTTCATCAACTTCTATCCCAAGCATTACTGTAGACGCTCAGGGACGTATTACAGCAGCATCTGGTAACACAGTTAACACAGATTTAGTCGGTGACACATCACCACAGCTAGGCGGTGACTTACAAAGTAATGGTAACGATATTGATTTTGCTGATAACGATAAAGCTGTATTTGGTGGTGGTTCAGATTTAAAAATTTATTACACAGGGACTCAAGGTAGAATTGAAAACGCTGCTGCTGGTGAGTTTAGAATACAAGGTGATACTATACAAATTACTGATAAAGAAGCAAATGATATGCACATTCAATGTGTGCATGACGGAACAGTAGAGCTATATCACGACAACAGTAAAAAGTTTCATACGATTTCAGCTGGTTGTCAGGTTACAGGTAATATTTATGTAAATGACGGCAACACCTTTACTGCTGGTGGCAATAACGATGGACAATTTTTCCATAATGGAACAGACACTTATGTGTCAAATAATACAGGTAAATTAAGAATTAGAAATACTCATTCTGATGAAATTAAATTTGATACTAACAGCACTACAAGATGGAATATAAGTGGCAATGGTACTTTTCTTCCTGATGCAAATAACACTTATGATATTGGTACATCATCATACAGAGTAGCAAATGTTTATACCAATGACCTCCACTTATCTAACGAAGGTTCATCTAATGATGTTGATGGTACATGGGGTAACTGGACAATACAGGAAGGAGAATCAGACTTGTTCTTAAAAAATAATCGTTCTGGTAAAAAATATAAATTTAATTTAACGGAGGTATCATAATGTCTATACATTTCCATGATAGTTCAGCGATACATACTGCAACAGGCTTAGGTGCTAACGCTGGTGATATCTTACAAACTACAGCTATATCAAGATTAAGTAGCAACGTTAGTACTTCTTCAAATGGAAGTTATCAAGACTCTGGATTAAGTGCTTCTATAACTTGTAGTGCTACTAGCAGCAAAGTTATAATTATTGCTGTATTAGATTTTGAAGGTTTAAATGATCGAGATAGAAGAATAATGACGTCTGTACACGCTGGAAACGTACAAAGTTCTACACAAATTTGTAGAAAAAATGGTGGTACATATCGTGCTGGTGATGATATTTCACAACATCTGGGATCACATACTCATTGGTACATGGATTCACCAAACAGCACCGCTCAATTAACTTATAAAATTGGTTTAATGAGTCTCGATGGTAGTCTTGTTAAACTGGTAGGTGGAACTGGAACTGACACCCGTACATACATGTATTTACAAGAGGTGAAAGGATGATTTACGATAGAATTTTGGCTTTAGCAAAACTAAAACCTAACACAACGTGGAAATGGGTTGGTGAAGATTATTCTGGACTTGATTGGCAAGATAGTGCTACTGCACCGACTGAAGCTGAAATAGACGCTGAAGTAACAAGATTAAATAATGTCGAACCTATGAGGTTACTGCGACTTGAAAGAGATTCAAGACTAGCAAAAACTGATTATATGGCATTATCTGACACAACAATGACTGATGCTTGGAAAACCTATAGGCAGCAATTAAGGGACTTACCAGCTAGTAAAACACTAGATCCTAAACTTGATGCACAAGGTAATTTAGATTTAACATCAGTTACTTTTCCAACACAACCTTCATAAAATATGGCATTAACACAAATAAGCACCGAAGGTGTAAAAGACGATGCGGTGACGTCGGGCAAGATCCCGACAAATGCTGTGGGGTCTAGCGAATTAGCAGACAACGCAGTAGATACAGCAGCAATAGCAGCCGATGCTGTTACTGGAGCTAAAATAGCTGATGATGCTATTGATAATGAACATATAGCTAATAATGCTGTTCGTACGCTTCAAATTATTGATAACGCTATAAACGATAATAAGATTGCAGATAGTTCAGTCACTACAGCTAAAATAGCTAACGATGCAGTAACTTCTGCTAAAATAGCTGACGAAGCAGTAGGATTACATAAACTACCACACGGCACATCATCTAACGATGGTAAGTTCCTACGTGCAAACAACGGAGCAGATCCTACGTTTGAAACTGTTACCAGTACAACAATAAACAACAACGCAAATAACAGAGTTATTACTGGTTCTGATACTGCTAATACTTTAGAAGGTGAGTCAAACCTAACTTTTACAGTATCAGGTAGTGATCCTATTTTAACTGTTCAAGGCACAAGTGCTGGTCATGCTCAATTAAATTTAAATACTGGTGGAACAACCGATCATTGTGGTGTAAATTTTGGTGACAGCCAACAATCTGGTATTGGAAGAATACAGTATACCAATAGTGGCGACTATATGATACTGCAAACAAATGGTGCAGAACGTATGCGTATAACTTCAACTGGAAAAGTTGGGATAGGAATGAATAATCCAGACGACACCCTTGATGTTAATGGTACATTCCAAGTATCAAGTAACTCTTACCAATCTAATATTTACTTGTCAGGTAGTTTATTTATGGGTGGTACTGGATCAGCAAACGAAATAGACGACTATGAAGAAGGAGCTTGGACACCAACTGTAACTTTTGGTGGTGGTTCAGCAGGTCAAGGTTATAATTATCAGATAGGAAGATATATAAAAATTGGCCGTCTGGTACATTGCACATGTTATGTTTACTTTAATGACAAAGGATCATCAACAGGAACAGCAAAAGTTAGTGGTTTACCTTTTGCTACAAGAAATCAAACTGCTTTGTATGCGGTTGCAGAAATAGGTTACTGGAACCAAGGTAGTTCATCTGCTGGACCCGGTAGTATTTCTGATTTTATAGCTTATGGTGAGATAAATTCAACTGACATTAATATACAACGCCAAGAAATGAACAATTCTACCCCAGCTGTAAATGATGCAACTAACGATCACTTTGCAAATAATACAGATTTCATGCTTGCAATTAACTACATAACAAACTAATTATGGCATTAACAGAAACAACAGAATACGACAAAATAGAAGTTATTGGTGAACACAAACACGTACAATGTCGAAAGGCAACAATAATTAAAAAAGATGGTGTAGAACTTACAAGAGCTTTTAATAGATATGTACTGCATCCAGACTCAGACATAAGTGCAGAACCAGCAGAGGTTAGTGCTATATGTAATGTAGTTTGGACAGACGCAGTAAAAGATGCTTGGAAAACATTTCGTAGTACATCAGACAAATCTACAACAATAAGGGAAGATGATGGTGAAAAATAGTGGAAATACCTACTATAATATTACCTCCTACACAGAAAATAAAAACAGTAGAAATACCTTTACCTACAGCTGACGTTCCTTATTATGTTCCTATGGTTGTACCTCCTAGCGATCTTCGAGATGAAAAAGGAATAAAGCCAAAAACAACTGAAACGGAAACACCGCCAGCTCCAAAATTAAATATACCACCCTTACCACCAATACCTATACCTTCGACTGAGGTTTTAGTTACAACTAGCATAGCAGCTGTTACAGCAGTTGCAGCTACAACTTTTACACAGCCGATTATAGAAAATATTAAAAAGAAACTACAAAAATTCCTACAAGGTAAAATTAACAAATGGAAGGAAAACCACCTGAAAAAGAAGAAAAGAAAGGACTGATAGGTAAACTAAAAGATGCTGCTGAAGATAAGGAGCATCAGATAGAAATCTTAGGTACCTTTGTTAGATTAGGTGTAGTTGTCTGGTCTGGGTTTATTATTACTATGAATTACGTAGACATACCGATGGTAAAGAAATCTGGTAACTCAGATATCACTTTCGTCGCCAGCGTTTTTACGGGAGCTTTGGCAACATTCGGTTTGACTACTGGTAAAAATGGTGGTAGTAAAGGTCCAGTAAACTGCCCAATGAATAAAAAAATAGACAAACCAAAAGTATGAAAAAATGGCTCATACTCTTAGCTCTGATATCACCCAGCATAGCAAGAGCAAACACGGTGACGCCTTCCTTTACAA